GTTTTAGCTAGACGACTTTTTGGTGTTAAACCAAGTTCATTCATCATAGCAATAATTAATTTTAAAGCTTCTTTGCGAATAGCAACATAAGGTGAAGGACCGGTAGTTTTACCATCGTTATAATAAGTCACTAGACCTTCAACCATGATGTGGCGATTACAATCGACATAAGTATCTATCTGGTCAGTCAGCATAGTTAAAGTATGGCGTTCCTGTTCAGAACCTATGCCATAAACATCATAAAGAAACTGGGAAGTTTCATCATAAAATCTTTTTTTACTCCATGCTTCAGGGTTGTCCATCCACTCGGATTCTGGTATTCTACTTTTAATATTTTCAGGCAAGGGAATTCCCATGTTTTCGCCTTTTGTTCCTTTTACGATGTGCAGTTCTGGTGGTAGCTTTGCTGACATCAGATACACCCCCCCTTTGTAACCCCTTTTACAAAAGGTTGGGGCTTCGATTGCTGATTTAGCAACCCCAAAAACATTAAGTTATTCATTATTTCCCTACTCCCATGCGTGTTTCAGACGATTGCCCTATCTCACCAGCCAGTGCAGAATATCCACACATATCTATTGCATTATCAACATGACTTGGATTACCTTTAAATCTAACTACCTTTAACAAGACCATAAGAATTGCTACATCTTGGGGCGTGACTGGATGATTAAGATAGGCTGACCAAAGCCTACTGATATTGGTGAAGTTGTTCTCTGCTTCACCATGCGTGGATGCCCTATCATTACATATATATTCATTAGCAGTCCGTAATATCTCTGTCTTGTCCATCATTATCCTTTCTTATTATATAAATCATACACATTATACACACTACCCATTTAGCATAGTCTAATGCACACAATATATCACATAACACATACTCATTCATTATGCGTATGGGTGTGTGCCTGTCTTATCTATAATAAGTGCCTGTTTGCGTGGCTTAACTGTTTCATTGTTGGGTATGCTTATATGCACCCAGCTATCAAACTCCCTAATGACTTGATCATAGGGTATATCACTATGAACTATTGCCTTTACTACTTGATCTGGTGTCATACTGCCAACCTTTATATCAGCGGCACAACCAACACAATGTTGGGATGTTGGTTTACTTCCTAAAAGGTTATTAACTTCAGGGCTACGATAAGCACTATTAATATGAATAGGTTTATTAAGTAATAAGCGAACTCGTTCAAGTAACTTGGCAAGGCGTGTAAGATTAACAACAATATCGCCATTAGGATTATTATCAATGCCATGACGCACTGCCAAATCTGAATATGTTAATTCTTCTAAACTAAAATGATCTGATAACTTTGTCATTTTAATTTCATTTTTTCAACTGTTCTTAATGTTCCCATGCCCAATAAACCAAGCAATACTGTTAAAAGAGTATCCATTTGAAATGGCACAAGAATAGGTTGTTGTCCAAATAGCATGATAAAGTAATTGAATAAGGGCAATATAACAAAGTGTAAACCAAAGGCGATTGAACATATCCAGCCAACACTTGGTCGCCATCCTGATTTAAAGAAGCTTTCTGATTGTGCTTCAATAGCATTAACTTTAATCTGTTCAAGGGCAATTTGAAAATCCTGATCATTAATTGCTTTTTCTAATTCTTCTTTCGCTTTTTCCCTAGCATTTTTATCTGGAATAACTCTATCTAAAACTGTGCTAATGGTATTAAAAATTGTATCGATAAGTGCCATTTAAAATTCCTCTAAATTAAAATTATATATATCACAGATTCTTTTGGCTAGTCTATCAAATTTTGCATTATGTTGATCAAAATCAGAATGGTTTGCTTTATATAAATATACATGAATGCACTCGTGCATCATAGTTTCAAATATTTTTAAAAAACTATTACACATTTTATCAATTTCAATTCGCATAGGTTCTGTATGAAAATAGCCCATAACTTCATTTGAATCTATAACTGAAAATTGAATCTTGTGGGGTTGTGGCATCTGATATTCATTGAATGGTGGAAGGCTGATACAAAGTTTATAAATCTTACGCAAATTCTGTTTGTTTAGTAATTTCGATGCCATAATCTGCGTCAGTGTATTGAATGATTCCATTGGATGAATAGTAAAAATAATTGCCTTTATTTTCTTCAGAAGTTTTTAGACTATGACATGGCACACATAAACTTTGCCAAAGATTTTGACGAAATTTATTAGCATCCCTTCTATGTGGGAATACATGATCCACAACTTCTGCTTGAACTACACGACCATTAATTAAACATGATGCACATAATGGCTTCTTACTTAATTGAATTTTTCTTTGTCGTTTCCAGAATACAGTTGCGTAAAGCTTATCGTTTTCTTTACCTTTGTCAGTAATGCCACCACCATGTTCAGAACAAAAGGTGGATCGACTTGTTTTTGGATTGTTGCAACCTAATTCCCTACACTTATCATTAAGTGGGGCGTAAGGCATTTAATCTAAAAATGTAAGCTTATAAATTGTAGAATCAAGTAATGACATAAGATTATCTACAGAGTTCTGAATAGATGTGTAATCACCTACCACTGCACGATTCTTAACCAAGAAATCTCTAACTGCCATAACTTCTGTTAAACCATCAGGATTTGGTGCTTCATAAGTTGCTGGATATTCTACAATCTTTTGATATGCACCTTGCCATTCTTCGATGATTGAATCAACTAAATCTGGCAATCCTTCATAATATTTTTGAAGGGCTTTGTGTTCTGAATAAGATTTGGTCTGTAAATGTAATATATGACCATTGGTTGAAGCATGAAGAAGTTTTAAAAAGAATTCGCCAATTGTTACTGTAGGAATTTCTAATTGTGCTTCTTTGATTGAATATACTTTTTTCATAATTTTACCTATTCATAAAATAGATGACGATTGTCATCAGGATAACACCAATTAATAATTCTATCATAATTTGCTTTTAATTAATTTAATTGTTTCTTGCAATAATTCGACTTCAGTGCCAAATTTGCGTTCAAATTCCTTTTGTCCAGCATGTAAAGCTATTCCATATCCACCATTTTGATGATGATTGGGGCATAGCGGTATGGCTAACGACCAATGACTACGCTGGGATAAACCTACGCCATGTCTAATATGATGAATATGTGGTGGACTATACCCATATCCTTCACGCCTACAAACTATACACCCTAATTGTGACAATTTATCGTAATGGGCTTTTTCGTCTTTAGTCATTTCCTAATACTTTACCATATTGAAACAAAATATCTTTTTTAACCAAAAATGCTTTTTTAGGAACTGTATCGCCTTTGCCTATAAATTCAGCATGAGTTAATTTATTAAGAAATATACATCTTATAATTTCCATAGGTTTTATGGATACATATTGGTTGCCATCATAAAAAACCCAATAATCAGCTTCAGTAACCATAAGACCAGATGGCTTGCCATACATTTCTATTTCAATAACTATGTTATTAGTGTAATTGCTTTTTAAATCTGATTTAACTTCTATGGATTTTGATAATTCTGGAATCCAAATATCATAGCCTTTATATTTATTAACAAGGGTGGCTGATACATATTTTTTTTTAATGATATTTAAAACATCAAGTTCAATATCAATACCCCTTTGTAAATCCCTATGAAAAGTCTGTTCCATCATCACTCCATCCTAGTTCCGTAAAATAATTAATAATACTTTCGGTATAACTTCGCATAGAATCCACACTTAAATCAGTAGTGGACTTTATAAACTCAATTTGTTTATCACCAATCTGTTTCTGTTCACGCAAAAACATCCAGCCACATAGCATGTGAATTTCTAATGGTTGATAGCCAGTATAAGAACTAATGCTTTTATAAAGATGCCCCCACAAATATCTATTTTGTTGAATTGTTCTTGTAGTTTCGGCACTAACTCTTTCTTTCACTGTAATTACTGGATGTTTGCCTTCTTTTAGCAAGTTTTCCAAGTAGGTCAGAAGATTTGGAAGATTCTGCTTCGATAATTGCCACTGCTTCATTTTTTAGCACCTTTACATCATCATCAATTTTGATAAGTTTTGAGTTAAGCCATAAAGCGTATCGATTTGCACCTGACGCAATTTTATAGCGTGAAATATAAACATTGTTGCATTCAATACAATATTCACTAATCTTTTTCCATTTAATTTGCATCATGTATGCTAATAAGCTTCATTCCATATTCATTATTGCCTTCTGGAATGATTACGCTTGCCTTTCTTATAAGTTTATTTTTCTTGAATGGTTTGTAATCAACATGATGATGCCATCTTCCAAAACGCCAAACAACTCTAGCAACATCTGGATGAAGATCAGCCAACATCTTTGATTTAGGAAGCGTTCCTTCTTTAGAATAAAAGTCATCAGTATTACCACCCTTGATTGTTTGGGTCTGAAGCTTTTCTTGTAAAAAGGCATTGAATTGAATAGTGCAAAACCCATCTTTAAGCACTCTTAATGATAAGTCTGTATCTTCATTATAACGACCACGCCATCTATAAGGGATATCATTCCTAATAAGCAAGCATGAATAGATTCTGGTATTTAATCCAAAAGGTGGATGTTGTTGTTTGGACTGAACAAAGAAATCATAATTAAAACCAGCAATATAAACATTTTCATATCGATCCACAAAATCTTCAGATGCTCTAAAAAAGTTAGGTGTTTTACATCTAGCCATTAGATTTCTATTAAGCCTAAAGAATGCTTTGATATTGTCATCCATAACCCAATGCCATTTATGACCAGCTTTAATTGAATGATCCCAAGCAAAATTCCTAGCGGCACCCGGCCCCTTTGATTTGGTATAGCCTAAATCATCGCAAGTTTCATATTCATCTTGAAATCTTTTGTCCAGAATAAGAATTTTGGCTGGATCAATAACTTCAGCATAAGTTTGATATTCTTGTTCTTCAACAATAATGTAATAAGGAACTTTTAATTCTTCTAGGGCTTTACTTGTTAGCCTACTGTCAGCCCTACCTTTAGATACAATGTATATAGGATATCTAGGATTCATCGACATACCTTAAATGTGCAACTCTTCGAAATTCAGCATAGGGAAACCAAATAGTCTTTAGTTTTGGTGTAATCTGTTGACCCATGAGTTCTGCAAATTTAGCTACATCTTCTTCGTTTCTAAATCTAACATTGATCACACGATAAGGCGTTAAATCTTCCTGATGAAATTCAGGCATTCCAATCCATTCATCTTGTGGCGTTTGGGGTTGTGGTTTTTGAAACAAATCATCTGTCATATCTTATCCTTTCTTATTTAGAGTTAATGGCATCTTTGGCAAATTTTAAAGAAATAGCTGGGTAATTTTTGGGGTTAGCAATAATACGATATGCCCATGCTCGCATATCTTTTAAATTCTTTTGTTCAATAGGTTTGTGATCATCCACATACTTCATTACATTAGCTGAATAAAGCCTGTTTTGATCTAATGAAAGTTTTGGTGCTGGAAGTGAATTATATTGGACTGGCTTTTCTTTAACCAGCATAAGAATATCTGAAGGCGTTGGCATAAACTTTGAAGTATCGACATATTTATCAAATGCCTTTGTAACTTCATTAAATTGAAACTTTTCAAGTTTATAAAACCAGATACGCAAAGTATCTTTGTCTAGGGGTTGCTTTCCATAAATAGTGCAAAGACTATTCATCATATCTTTAAACCCTATCTTGTCTTGTTCTTGCATAAGTTTCCTAAAATGGTGGTTCGTCTGTTATTAAATTAAATACATTTTCTTTTGGTTGTGGTGGTAATCGTTCTATTTTGTGATTAGGTCTGTGTAAAACATAACATTCAGCTTCATGTTTTGTTCTAAACCTACGAATAGGTTCGCCCACATCATCAAATACTAAATATCTAAATAAAACTTCCATAGTAGCAATCATCGAATAAAAGCCAATTCTAACATTAAACTTAAACCAATAAAAAGTCCTATTAGCCCACCAATTATTAATAATTTTATTGCAAAGTTTATAACTTTAGCCATTAAATTCTTCCCATAAGAAATATAAGACCAATGTAACAACCAAAAATATAACCACCCACAAAGCAAAACCAACAATCTTAAAGACCAATATGAGATTTGACCAAGCGTTTGCTATCATACTTTTTAACTCCATTAATATATTTAATGTTTCCAGCCACAAGTTCTGTAATAGTTAAATTATGTTTTTGCTTTTTTAAATCTTTAAGCCATGAAAGTTCATCAGGTTCAAAGAATGAAATAATTTTCCAAACTACATCACCCTTATAATCTGTTTCTTCTATTAAGTAAGCTAATACTTTTTCTTTCATGTCTAATCCTTATTAATTAATCTTACATCAATAAGCTTATTTGTATCACCATCAAATACAAATTCAACATTACATGCTCTAGCACGCCTTGAATTGGTTGCTGAACATAATCCTACTGTTCCTGTATTTCTTAAAAATACTGAATAAGGTTTTACATTTTCTGGAAGTTTTGCTCTTACATTAGCCACCGCTGAAACATTGAGTTCGCCATTTAACTGACGAACCCAAGTTTCTAAAGAAGGCATTGTGTTATTTGTTGTCATTTCTTGTCCTTATCTTTTAATAAAAAATGTGATTTGATATAGCTATTTTGACTTCTTTTTGTTTAGCCCAAAAAGGTTTTTGCATTTGTCTGGTATGAAACCATTTAGCGCCCCTTGTTGGATCGTCTATTTTTCCGTTCAGTATTGCTTCAGCTAATGGCATAAGATATGCAACTTGTGTTTTAGTTGGCACACCATAGTCAATAAACTGGTATTGCGATTTTTGTTTCATTATTTCGCAAATACTTTTCGGATAATTTGGATCGGCTTTGCGGTTAATCGCAGTATAAGCGACTGCAACTTTTCCCACATCAGGTTCACCCCTAGCTTCGCCAAACATAATTTGTGATAAACATAAGATTTCATTGATCATCTTCCCATCCTAGAATGTTACTGAAACAGGCTTTTCATCCATGTAGCGCATTTGCCTTAAATATGTTGCCGGCATTGGAATAAATTGCCCACCTTTTTCAAACCATTGCTTGGATTCTTTCTGCCAAAACAAAGCTTGAAGAACAACTTCTATATTTGGTCTTGTCGTATTCCAGATTTTTTTACAGACAGATTTTCCTTCTTTGCGTGGATATTCTTTCCAAAACATTTCAAAATCAGACAATATATCTATATTGGTTAATGGTTCTTGGTTAATGGTTAATGGTTTATGGTTAGTATTGCCTTCGCATTGCGTTGGCATTGCCTTCGCATTACCCCATCTTCTTTTGGCTGATTCTGATGCTTTCTCTGCTTTTAAATGAAACTGTTCAATTTCAGCTTCACACCTTCTGTGAACATAACCATCTTCAGTTTTAATAAAGAAATCATTAAGCACGCTTTTAATAGCATTCTTTTCATCTTGTGTCCTTGCTGAAAGTAATCGAAATAATTTATTGTCATCCAAAGGAAGTGGTTCTTCATTTAGATAATATTGATCTAGTAACTGGTGGTAGCAACCATGTTCTAATAGGGTTAAATGGGTCGTGTCTTTGCGGTAGTCTGCAATATTGTGCTGATAGTAGTGCAAGTAGTTTCCCTTCGTAATCTTGTCTTTTTTGAACTATAAAACAAAAATTAGGGTTCTTGCAAGTATTTTTTAACCTTTTCTACTCCATCTTCAAATCCATAGGCTACTTCTGCACCATAACCCATTGATTCTGCTAGGTTTAAGAACTCTGCTTGGTTTTGTTGTAATTTACCATCTTTTTTCTTCATTTCTATAAAAAGACCATGTTTTCCATTAGATGGAATCATTAAAAATAGGTCTGATACCCCAGCAGTAACGCCTTCTGATTTGAGTTTTATGGCAGTTCCTATGTGTCTAACGCCCCCATTTGGTATGGCAAATAGACATTTAGCCATTAAAGGATATTGAAGTCTAAACCATTTAATAAGCAAAGACTGTGTCAAGTGTTCTTTTTGTTGCATAAATATATTTAAAAAATATTTGACATGAATATTAAGAAGTATATAGTAACACTTGTAGGGCAATTTTTAATAAGAAACTAAAGGAAACTAAAATGAATACAATACAAGATCAAAAAGGTGTAGCAAGAATAGGCACAGGAAATAAACTTCATCCAGCAATCAAAACTGGAAATGGCTATCTTATTTTTCAATGTTCATGTTCTGGAACTCGCAGTGGTTGGGCATATCATAAATCCACATTTTATAGCCAAGAAAAATATCCAAATTTAACTCAAACTTGTAAAAACTAAAGGAAACAATATGGATAAAAGCAATTTTTCAGGCATAACCCTTTACAAATACGATTGGATTCTCGATACGATGAATCGATATAGGTCTTTAAACCTACCAATCGAAGCAGACGCAATTCAAGCAGTTTTCAATATCCCTTTAGCTGATGCAGAAATTATCTTAAATCATTATAATCAAGGAAACTAACATGGAAACCAAACTTACAAAACAAGAACTTGAAATCATTAAATCTTTAGTTGCTGATAAAGTATTTGGCAATCCCAATCTTTCTTTGTATGATCCTTATGTGGATATTTATACAAAACTTAAACAAGCCCTTAAAGGAAACTAAAATGAAACTTTTAATAGCACTCTTAATCGCACTGCCAGTCGTATCATTCGCTGGCGAATCTAAACTTCGTTATAATCCCATGACTAAAGAATGGCATTATGTTCCAGATGATGCTAAAGTTAAACATAATCCTATGACTAGGAAATGGGAATGGGCTACGCCCAATGCAGTTAATACATATAATCCTATGACTAAATCATACGAATATGTAACCCCTACTAATTCTGTTCCATACAATGACTACAAAGGAAACTAAAATGAAAAAAGATTTAATACTTGGACTTATTTTTGCTACTGCATTCTGGGCATGGTTCGCAATCTGCCTTTATGTTCTTACACCAATTGTTATGAAATGGCTAGGATAAAATAAATGTTGCCAAATCAAGAAGATAAGACTAATATACAACAAAATCAACAACCTATAGGGGCTGACATGACAGATCAAAACCAAGCAGTTGAAAATAAGATACACATTCAGGCACTACATCAACCTGATCCTGATTTTTATGATGACACTGATGAAATTAAAAATATGCTTGAATTAATTGAGTATTATTTAACTTTTCAATGTCAAAATTTTGGTGATCTTTATGCTGATTATGAAGGCAATGGCGTTTTGTTAAATAAAACACATTCCATTATGTTTGATCCACATGATGATAAAATGGGTCGCATTCGTGATGAAGTAAATAAAGTTATTTCAGATATGGCTTATTTTGTTTATACTAAACACGAATCAAGCAGATGGGCTAAATCCATCTATGATGCTACAATAGAAAATATTATTTAACTTTTAGGAAACGACAAGACATGAAAACATCAGATAGCATCAAAGCTATTGCTGAAGCTTTAGTATCAGCACAAAAAGAAATCAAGTTTGCAGTGAAGGATTCTACCAATCCACACTTCAAGTCCAAATATGCCAATATTAATTCAGTCATTGACGCAGTAAAAAAGCCACTCAATGACAATAACATTGCAATTATTCAATCTTTAAGTTCATCAGACGACAACAAGCTTCATCTAACCACTCGTTTAATCCATAGTTCAGGTGAATGGATTGAAGATACCGCCGTCTGTCCTTTACAAAAACAAGACCCACAAGGCATGGGCAGTGCAGTCAGTTACATTAGGCGCTATTCTATTTCAGCATTTTTAGCTTTGTATGCAGATGATGATGATGGTCAAAGTGCCGCATTAAATGCTACTGATTATTTTAATAAAATTAGCAATTCCCAGTCTTTAGAAGAACTTCAATCTAACTATAATTTTGTAATGAATGAAGTAAAGAATGATCGTCAATTATCAAAACTTATTATTGATGCTAAAGATAAAAGGAAATCTGAACTATGAAAAACTTATTAGCTAAAGCCCATAAACTTTACCCAGAATCTGAATATATGCGAACACAATGGATCGTATATACCATTCTTTTAAAATTAAAAAAGGAAACAATATGACATTAGAAGAAAGAATTATTCGTGATATTCATCAGGGCAGTCCAGAATGGATGGCTTTGCGGATTGGCCGGATAGGTGGGTCAAGGGTGGCAGATATCCTTACTGAAGGTCGATCAGGTGCAGAATCATTAGTCAGACGCAAATACAAAAACGAAATTATCAGGGAAAAATTGACTGGGCTTAAATTAAACACATTTAAAACGCCCGCTATGCAACGCGGTATTGATTTAGAACCATTGGCTAGGGCTTGGTATGAAGTTAAACATAATGTATTTGTGGATCAAGTAGCCATCGTTAAACACCCTACTATTAAAGATGCCCAATGTAGCCCGGATGGAATAGTTTTTAGTAAAAATCATTTAATTGAAATTAAAGTGCCTAATCCGGAGAACCATTTAGATAACTATTTGACTGGTGGCAAGCAACTAGAACAGTATTATGATCAAGCAATGTGGCAATTAGCTTGTATGCCTGAAATGGAATTTTGCGATATCGTTTCATTTGATCCAGAAATGCCAGATCATCTTAAAGGATTCGTAAAGCGCATTCATCGTGATGATGAATATATTAAAACAATGGAAAAGTCGGTGATCGATTTTCTTTCTGAAACTGAAACTATTATTAATAACTTAAAGGAAATATCAAATGGCTATAACCCATGATCTAATCGCTAAATCTGGCGAATATCAAAAAGATGGTGAAACAAAAACTAGATGGCATCGTGTAGGCGTTGCTATGGATTCTAAAAATGGTGGAACTGCATTATTAATTGAATCATTGCCTATCAATTTTGATGGCTGGATTCAAATGAAAGTGCCACAACCTAGAGATGGTGCTGGTCAAAAGCAAGAAGATAAAACTGACTTGCCATTTTAATGATTTTACTGATGGTTTTGTCTGCATAAACAGATAATCTTGTATTTACAGGCAAATTGCTTGGATAATAAAAGGATATATACTATGTGGACAACTCCAGCAGTTCAAGAAATGAGATTTGGTTTTGAAGTTACTATGTATGTTATGAATAGATAGTAGCTTTAAATATGGTGAATAGCGTTCTTCAGAAAATCGGTATTTACCAATAATTAAGGGGCTTAAAATGCCCCTTTTTTATTTAATATAATGTTCGCCAGTATTACCATTAATTCCAATAATATCCATTCTATCTTCATCCCAAGTGCTTTCTGATTCTTCTTCTTTTTCCCATTTGATATTATCGTAACCATTATCAAAAGCTTTCTTTTGTTTAAGCTTATTGGTTGAACCTTTTCCAGCTTCAGAATATTTACTCATAAATTTTCCTTACCCATTTTGCAAAGTTAATTAAATCTGTTTTGTCAGCATTATGTTTCATGGTATTAGCTTTAGATGATATGACTTGAATATTGCCTTTAATATAGCCTTTATTGTTGTCTATTCTATCAAGACTAGGGCTTAAATCTCTATTACCATCTATGGATTTTTTTAAAGGAAGCCCCAAGATAGGGCATATTTCAGGAATGATTATATCTGATATTTCAATATCAAATGGAATGTTTTTAGTTCTTGATCTGTAATTAGCTTGCTGGTATAAATTCTTTTCTCGGTTCTTGTCTTTCCAAGCCCTTAAGTATTCTTTTCTATTGCTCTTATTTTTTAAGGGCATTTACTTATCTAATTTGGTATCTAACTTTTCAAATATTTTATCTAATGCGGATTCTAAACGATCAAATCTTGCATCAAGGTCTGACTTACGAACATAACTTGTGGGTAATTCTACTTCAATTCTTTGGATATCTGATTTGAGATTTTGAACTGCATCCCACATTTGTCTAACAAACCAACCACCTACTGACAAGGCAACACCCAATACGATGTTGATAATTAAATTCATGTCCATTCTATTTCTTTCTACTAATTAATAAGATGCCTTTCAATGGCAAGATAAAGACTGTCAGGGCTAGATATATAAGCACAAGACCCATCAGATAATAAAATAACCAAATAATTTTTATTATCCCAAGAATCAGCCCCAATATTTTTGATTGTCTTATTCTGTAGAAAATCGAATAAATCATCTATCGTTTCTTTAGAATTCACGATGCAGACATTCTATCACTTTTTCAGGCGAAACAAATTTATTTTCATCAAATTCTGTGTGTTCCCACCATAAGAATTGATCTTTCAAATTCTTTCTATCCTTTAAAAGATTGATGTTTTCAGCATGACCAAAGATTATTGGATCAGATACTGACCATAAAACTATACCACGCTTTTTCTCATCCCAGCCTAAATGCTGAAAAAAAGAATCGCAACTTATCCAAGTTCTGCATTCCTGAATAAGTTTTCTTAATTCTGATAAAGATAAATTTTTTCTAAAGTCATCAACTAATTGTTCTTCACCTTCTATGCCAACTTGAACTATAGGTTCATCAATCAGTCTAATAAGTTCCTTCCAGTAAGGATAGTTCTTTGGATTAGTCTTTCCATTCCTTAAAGTTTTTGAATAAGGGCTAATAATAATCATGTGTAAAACTTCCTAAAAGCATTTTCTATGGAATCAGTCCATTTCCATTCACACATCTTTCCATAGATATTATATTGATCAAGATTTCCAAATAAAGCATAAGCTTCTGAAATTGGTCGCCCAGCTACAATATCTGGAAAGCAAGTAAATACTTCTGGATTTTTAATGTCTGGCAATACATGACTAAATACAATGTGATCACCCATGCCACAATCTAATATTACAATTGTTTTGTCTTTA